AAATATAATAAATAAAATTAAAAAAGAAAAATTATGAACACACCAGAAGAACAAGATTTAAGACGATATTCTCTTGAGAGGGCAATCGAAATTATAAAACTTAACCCCAATAATACCTCATCAGTAACCGCGATTGCTACTAAAGTATATGAGTATATTAAACATGAAAACGATATAATAACCGAAAATTAAAAAAAAATAACTAATGCGAACAGGTAAAATTGACGAAACCTTAGACAATCTCGATTTAGCGATTGGTAAATTAAAAAACAAAGAAGGTAAATTTATATTCGTTGTCCCAGACACAAAGGGAAATGCAAAAGCCAGCGTTTCTTATGTATACAAACAAGCTTTGATACTACAAAAAAATGGATATAAAGTAGGTATTCTGCATGAAAAGAATGACTACATAAAACCAGGTTCATGGTTAGGTGAAGAATACGATAATCTCGAACACCAATCCATCGAAGATAATAAACTCAGTGTTGGACCACAAGATTTCATTATAGCTCCAGAATATTTTGGTGCCATATTTGAACAAATCCAACAACTTCCCGTTGAAAAAATAATAATGGTGCAATCATATGACTATTTACTGGAAGCTTTTGCTCCAGGAAAATCTTGGTTGGATTATGGCGTATACGAATGTATCACCACATCAAAAACGGTTGCTGACACAATTGAAGAATTGAGTGGAATGACGGGTATTAAATTTATTAATCCAGGTTTTTCAGAAAACTTCCAGAAAAACGATAAACCGCAGAAACCCGTGGTTGCAATTCACTGCAGAGATCAAAGGAAAGCTGCTAAAATAATCAAAACATTTTATCTTAAATATCCACTTTATCGTTTCATTTCATTCAAGGATATGCACAGTATGACAGAAGAAAATTTTGCAAAGAATTTAAAAGAATGTGCATTATCAGTGTGGGTTGATGATGAATCGACATTCGGTACATTTCCAATTGAATCTATCAAATGTAATGTTCCGATCATAGGAAAAATTCCTAACATAATTCCTGAATGGATGACAGATGATAATGGTGTGTGGATGTACGATGAAAATCAAATCCCTGATTTGATCTTTAATTTCATGAAGAATTGGTTTGAAGATGCAATTCCAGAAAATTTTACTAACCTATCAACCACAATGCAAGATAAGTATTCTGTTGAAACATTTGAAAAAGTTACTATTGAAACATATGATGCTATTTTAAATAAAAAAATAGAAAATTTAAATAAAATAAAAGAAAATTTAACTATGAAAAAAACAAATGAAGAATAAAGTAGATTTAACTGTTGTTATTCCAAAATAAAAACTATTTATATATAAACATAAAATTATGATTATATACAAAACGACAAATATGATTGACGGTAAGTTTTATATTGGAAAAGATATGCATAATAATCCTAAATATTTAGGATCTGGATTGTTACTTAATAGGGCTATTAAAAAATACGGAAAAAGTAATTTTAAAAAGGAAGTGCTTGAAATTTGCGAAAACGAAAAAGATTTAAATATAAAAGAAAAATATTGGATTAAAAAATTAAAAGCAATAAGTAACGGTTATAATATAGCCGAGGGTGGTTTTGGTGGAAAAACCACTACACCCAAGAAAATATTTCAGTATGATAAAAATGGTAATTTTATTAAAGAGTGGAATAGTGCATCAGATGTTACAAAAATTTTAAATATAGATTGTAGCAGTATTCTAAAAAATTGTAAAAATAAATCATCAAGTGTCGGAGGTTTTATTTGGTCATATAATAAGATAAACAATTTACCTAAATATAATGATAATAGAACTAAAAAAGTATTACAGTATAATAAAAACGGTAATTTTATTAAAGAGTGGGCGTCAGTATCTCAGGCAGAAATTGAATTAAATATATTTAAGGGCGGAATATCGCATGCAATAAATAATGTTAATAAAACTTGTGGAGATTTTGTTTGGATTAGTAAAAATATTATGTTTGACATACCATTAAAAATAAATGTATTAGAAAAATTTAAACTAATAAAATATAGAGACAGTAAACCCAAATCCGTACTTCAATATAATAAAAATGGTGATTTCATTAAAGAATGGAAATCTATAAGTGAAGCTGCCCGTGAATTAAATTTATATGACAGTGGTATATCAGCCGCTTTATATGAAAAAACTAAGACATGTGGTGGTTTTGTTTGGAAAATAAAATAAATAAAAATAAATAAAATAAAATGAAAAAAGAAAAAATTAATCTCAGTATAATAATTCCCGTACATTCAGTAAAAGATCCTAAATTTGATGAACTTTTAAACTCAGCATTACTTAGCATCGATAGTAATGAAATCATTCCAGAAAAAGTAATGATTGTAAGATGTGCGTGTGCCGATGTCACAGACCACCTTGACTCTATGAAATATCCTGAGTTGAGCTATGACTTGGAAATATTGGAGAACCCAACAGGTAAAAGCTTTCAAAATCAGATAAACTTTGCTGCAACACAGATACAAACTAAATATTTTAGTTTTTTGGAATTCGATGATGAATATTCAAAGACTTGGTTCAAGAATGTGCAAATATACACAGAAGCTTATCCTGAAATTGGAATGTTTTTACCTATCATAACAGATATCACTGACGATAATCAGTTTGCTGGCTTTATGAATGAAGCAGCATGGGCTTTTAATTTTTCAGATGAGATGGGATATTTAGACCATGAGGTACTTTTGGAATACCCAAACATCAATCCTGATGGAATGGTGATCAATACTAAGCTGTTCAATACAATTGGCGGATATAAACCCTCAATCAAACTCACATTCAATTATGAGTTCTTATTAAGATATACCAAAGACGGTGAAAAAATAATGGTCATACCTAAAATTGGGTATAAACATAGAAACATGAGACCAGGTTCATTATTTTGGGAATACAAAAATTCAGAAGATTTAACCATAAGGCTGGAACCAGAAGAAGCAAGTTTCTGGATGGATCTGGCAAAAAAAGAATTCTATCATAGCGAAGATAGAGGGGTAACTTATACAAAGGAACTTTAATATGCCCCGTAAAAAGAAAAACCGCAACTATTATGGGATAGATCAAGAAACTGCGGTTGTCTCTTTCTTGAACGCCACAACTGTAGGCGAGAAGGAGAAGATATACCGTGAGTTTCTTATGGAACCCATTAATAAGATGATTGAAGCGATCATTAGAACCTATAAGCTCTATAGAGCTTCATGTGAGTTCGTCGATTTACATGCTGATGCACTTTCATTTTTAATAACTAAGTTCGACAGATTCAAGCCAGAGACAGGAAACAAATCGTACTCCTATTTCGGAACAGTCTGTAAAAACTATCTCTATAATGAGATGATGAAAGAATATAAAAAAACAATAGCATTTACACCCATTGATGATGAAATCGAGCAGGACTTTCTGAAGCGTGAAGAATTACTGTACCGAATTGACGTCCACGAGGTCGATCTTACGGACTTTATTAATAAGTTGACAGATTCTATCACCGAAGAATTAAGTGCGCTTAATTTGACTGACAATGAGTTTAAAGTGGGACATGCTTTGGTGAGAATATTGAAAGATTGGAAAGAATTATTTCAAAAACCAGAAAATGTAAAAAATTCCCCAAAATTCAATAAAAATTTAATACTTTTATATATTCGTAACATGACTGGTTTGAATACTAAAGAAATAAGAAATGCTATGAGACGTTTCAAAACATTATATGGTCTTTTTAAAGATAAATATATTGATGACTAACTATTTATTAATATCAGTGTCTACCTTTTGGATGTACCAACTGATTAAAATAATATCGTCAGGAACTGACGATTACAGACGTGGAGATCAAATAAGACCAGCTAACGCTGGCACAATCTGTGAAACGTCCAAAGTTCAGAAGCCCGTCTCATCGGCTATGCCGTGGGTGGGTAGTTCACAAATGAATAAAAGCATAAGATGATATGAAAAATAAAAAAATTCTTGTAAGACCAGCTCAGATTGAGCGTTTAGCTGAAGTATATTATAATCAATTAAAAGAAGAAGATATAGAAGGTATAGCTGGCACACCTGAAGATAGACGTATTGAGTATCCATCACCTGAAGATATTGAAGCACTAAAAATGGGTGGTGTTGATGATGAAAATAGTAATGTTGATGGTGTGGTTGATAGTGATGCTATTAATCCAAGTGATATGAAAAGTCCACCTCACGAACTCTTATCCTATCTGGATAAAATCGAAGAGGCAAAATCTATATTGTCAAAAGTTGCTGCCAAAGAGGATAATGAGAACATTAAAAATAGAATATATGCTCATTACGAGAAAGCTCAAAAATTGGCGTTTGAACTAATAAAGGAATTCGGTATCGTACATTAATCCTGATACAATATGTTTATAGGTAAGGCAAGGTGAAAACTTTGCCTTTATTTTTTTAATAACTTTATTATCTTTATATTATGTATAAAGTAATTCTATATAATTGCGGTAAAAAAGTTAAGGTCTTTAATAAGTATAAAACCTATAGCAATGCTCTGAAATTATATAATAGTTTAATCAAAAATAATGTAGTTTTTTTTCCGAAAACAATTCTCTGGGATGGTCGAGAAACCGATTATGAATTGGTGTTAACTGCCCCGCCACAAAATAAAGCTCTGGAATATATCAAAGATGATATGGGTGGAAACGTTAAAGTTAAAACATCTGGCAAATTTGTGATTAAAAAAATTACAAAATATCCGATTGAGGATGAGTTTGTGAGTAGGATTACTAGAAAGAAATATACTTTTAAAGTTTTAATAAAAGATCTTCTAAAGAATGATAAATTAACACATGTACTTACTGTATTACAAAATAAGTTAGTAATAGAATTTTTTGAAAACGAGAAAATGGATGTATTGGTGTTGAAGAATAAGGATAGCGCTTATCGATTATGTGAAACAATACACGAATTCAATAAAGCTAACGAAAACTATAACTTTATATATTTTTCTGATCCAACATATGACACAAGATTAAGATTATATGATGCATTATCCGAGAGGTATGGAATATCAAGAGAGTATATGCAAAAAGTTACAACACATTAACGTTTTTTAAACATAAATTTAACTTTTTCCATTTGTACGTCAAATTCAATATTTGATTTATAGTTAATTAAATTTTGTTTTTGCATTTTAAAAATCTCTTGCTGAAGATTTTCATGTTGTGATTCATTTAAATAAACAGTTACCTCATACGTAGGTGAACTACTTACGGCAATCATTGTCTTGTAAATGTTATATATATCATCAAATTTCATATTATAAATATTTAAAAAATCGGTGAATCTTAGTTTTTAGTTTTTTGAATATGCTGACTTTCTTATCATAGGTTTTAAAATCATTTAATTCATTACCTAAACCTGATTTAATACTTGCTGCATATCTTTCTTTTTCTTTCTCAATCTCTAATGGTATTTTATTTTTATCATCTTCAAGAAATTTCATTTCCTGTTCA